GCGAGGTTTTCAAAGAAGCGGAGGAGATTTCACCGCGCCATGTGAGCGATAAAGTGAGCTATATGCCTTGGGGAGCAGATGACCAGATGCCGTATGACATTATCGGTCTGATTGAAAGTGATGAGACATTGAGCACTTGCCAGATGTTCAATGCAGAGGTGTGCTATGGGAGCGGACTGGTGTACCAGACTGATGAAATGTGCAAACGGAATGTGGTGAACGAGGTGGAGGAATTTTTCTTGGATAATGACATGGCGAGCTATTTCTTGGGCGTTTGCCAGGACTTTAAGCACTTCGGATTTGCCGTGAGCGTGATTATTCTCAATGAGCAAGGCAACAAGGTGGTGAGGGTGCTGCGCAAGGAGGCTTGCTATGTTCGCTTTGCCCCTGCCAACAAAGAGGGCGTGATACCACAGGTGTTGTACGCGAATTGGCGCAACTCAGTGCGGGCGGAACAGGTGGAGGTGATTCCACTGCTCAATCCACAAAGTCCTTGGACGGACTTGCAGGCACAGGTGAAGAAGGGCAAACGCAAGTTTGCCGTGGTCAGCCGTGTGCCGACGCCTGACAGCACGTATTATCCCATTCCTTATTATGCCTCGCTCTTCAAGGGCAAGTGGTACAATATCAAACAACTCATCGGGGTGGCAAAGGAGGCTAAGCTGAAAAATTCTGCGCCTATCAAGTACCACATTGAGATTGCCAAATCGTTTTGGAGCAATATCTTCAAGGCGGAGGGCATTACCGACCGCGTGAAGCAACAGGAACGCGTAAATGAGGAGAAGGACAATATCATCAACTTCCTCACGGGCATGGAGAACTCGGGCAAGGTGCTTTTCTCAGAGTTTTATGTGTCTCCTAATGGGGAGGAACAGCATGATGTGGTGATTAACAAGATTGAGACGGACAAGGAGGGTGGCGACTGGGCTACGGACATCATCGAGGCGGTGAACATGATGTGCTTTACCATGCGTGTGCACTCAAACCTTGTGGGTTCTGTGCCGGGCAAATCGCAAACGAACAATTCGGGCAGCGACAAGCGCGAACTTTATACGATTGCACAAGCCTTGCAAAAGCCGTATCACGACCTTTTGTTTAATGTGCACCGACTGATTATAAGGTTCAATAGGTGGGACGGGGCTTATCCCGACTGTCCGTTTATTCAGCTTACTACACTCGATGAAAATAAGGACGCAAAGCAGGTAAGCACAGAAGAGTAACTTTATAACCTCATAACCTAAAACCTCAAAACTACTATGTCTCTGTTGATACCCGATAACAATGTGCTTCTGCAATTCGTTCCGAATGTGCTGAAGTCGGTGCAAGGCGAGACCTTGCTCTTTGATAAAATTGCACCACACTTGGAGGTGGCGGAAGCGTGGCTTACGACCACGTTCCTCTCTGAGGCAGTTCTTGCGAAACTGCCCCATGAGGATGCCACCAACAAGTTGTTGCATTACGCGCGTATGGCTGTGGCGGCAGAAGCCATGCTTCATGCCGTGCCACAGCTGGATTTGGTGCTTACACCCAATGGCTTTGGTGTCGTTTCAAACACCAATATAGCCCCTGCCAGCAAGGAGCGCGTGGAACGCTTGCTCCTGTCACTAGAAAAGATGCGTGATGACACGCTTGCTGTTTTGTTTCCGTTACTGACGCAGGAAGTGACATGGGCGACAAGCGACCCATGCCAATACTTCATGCAGACGCTTTACCCGTGGTTGGATCTGCCTCGGAAACTCGGCAGCACCGACCACTCTTGGCAGCAATATCAAATCATTCATGAGAAGCAAGTCGCCGTCGAGGAACGATTGGCGCATGATTTCTTCTCCTGTGAACTCTTGGCGACTCTGCGCCAAGCAGAGTTGTTGGGCAAATGGGGCGAGACCCCATCTGCACCGCACTACAAGCGTGCCTGGAGGCACATCTTCGCCATTGAATTGTATATGTTACGGGAAGAAGGAGAAGTCCCCGTGCCTTCTTGCATTGAGGTCGTGAACTCCCTCCGTAATGCTCCCGATGGCATTTTTGAGGAGTGGAAGCAGTCGGAAACCGCTGCTCTCTTTGAAAATCATGGGTACAAGAATGATAAAAGGAAAGGTGGGTATTGGTTCTAACTTGTCTTTTCTCTCCAATAGATGCTTCCATACTTTCGCGGTATGGAAGCATTTTCTATTTCTCTGCCCAAGTCATGGTCGGAACTGTCCGACCAGCAATTGCTGTTTTTCTTCCGACAAGTCGCACGCGATTTGCCGATGAACGAGGTGTTAGCCCTTTGCGTTTGCAAATGGGCTGAAATTGTTGTGCTTTGTCATGCAGACAAACACTCCTGTTTGGTCAAGGACAGGAAAAGTAAACGCCAAGTGGTGCTTGCCGATTGGCAAATCACCTTTGCTACGCGACAATTGGCTTTCTTGGAAAGTTTCGCTCCCAAGCCTGTGCACATTGCTGTTATTGGCGGTGCATCGGCAGTCTCTGCCGATTTGCAAGCCGTCCCCTTTGAGGACTATCTCGCTTGCGAGAACTATTACCAAGGCTTTCTGCACACGCAAAGCATGGAATGCCTTGCGGAGATGGCGCATTTGCTTTATCCGAAACTTTCGGACAAAGCTTGTTTGGAGAAAGCAGAACTGCTTTCTGTATTCTATTGGTTCGCTTCTGTCAAAGCGAACTTCACCCGTATGTTCCCACATTTCTTCACCAACATACCCCAAGAGAAAAGCAATCTCTTGGGGAGTGCTGATTTGGGTGTCGGAGAGGAACTCCGACAGGCGATGAACGCACAAATCCGTGCGCTCACAGGAGGCGACATCACCAAGGAGGCAGCCATTTTACAAATGGATTGCTGGAGAGCGCTGACGGAACTGGATGCGAAGGCGAAGGAGGCGGAGGAGATGCGCAACCAACTAAAGTAACTTTATAACCTCATAACCTAAGAACTTAAAACCTATTTATAACCTCATAACCTATGAACTTAAAACTTAGCTCTTGGAATGCCACAAACTTCTTCCGCGACCTCACGGTCCGCAACAAGTTCGCCACCGCACAAGGCTTTGCCTTTGCCCGTGTGTCGGGCTTGGAAGGCTTTGAAGAGGCACTGCAAGCCATGCAAAGCACCACGGCTTTTGTCTGTGTGAGCGACATGAGCCAGGGCTATATCGCACTCGCCAACACGCCACGCACAAGGCGCGTGAAAACCATTTTTCTTGCCATGCGCCATGCCATTGATGACATGGAGGCAAGGCTCAGCTGCATGGAAACACTCAGAGAATTATTCCGCCAATTCATGAGCCAACTCATTCTTGAACGGACACGATTAGAACAATCGTGCATTTACCTCGATGAACGTATCACGTTCAACGAAATGAACGAGTATTTCTTTTCGGGCTGCGCCTGTGCCTATTTCCAAATTGCCGTGGACACGTTCACGGATTTAAGATTCAATGCCGATGAATGGAACAACGAATGATGCCGAGCAACGTGCCTTTTCCGAACGCGAAAAGTTCGTCACGGCTTTCAACGAGACCATGCTCAAAATATGGAAAGAGCAAATGACCTTGCTCGATGTGATTGACACAGGTGCCTTGCTCGCTTCGCCCAAGTCGTTACCGCTCCGTGCCGACGGGCGGTTTATGGAACTCGGACTAAGTCAGTCTTTTTTAGAGTATGGACTTTGGCAGAACTTTGGTACGGGTAAGGAAATTCCCCGTGGCAACAATGGGGACATCGGCAGGGAGCGCAAGCGCAAGAAAAAACCTTGGTTCTCGCGTAAGTATTATGCTTCCGTCATGAACCTAAGAGACTTCCTTGCCGACAATATGGCCAAAGAATTTGTGGGCGTGGTAGCCCAATCTTTGGACGATAAGTACCTCAGATACAATCACTAAATAGTTTGGAGTTTTAAGGTTATAAGATCACCTCTGCAAGCATTACTGACTTTATAACCTCATAACCTCCAAACTTAAAACTCATCTTATGAACACGACAAACATAACCAAGCAAATCACGGCTTTTCGGGCATTAAGCACCGAAGCCGCCATCACCCCCGAGAACTTGGGCGTGATATTGCAAGCCTTGGCAGACTTGCTCTCTGCTGCCGCAACAAACACGGACTTGCAGTCCCTCACGGCTTGGAAAGCCAATCTTTTGAAACTCTCCACGCTGTTGCAGAGTATCAGTCTCGGAACAGTCGGCACAGACAAGGTCTGTCTGTCCGTCATTTTGGGCAATACCGCAAGTGGCGTGCTGCAACGACAGGCGGACAGCGTAATCCTCAAAGCCGCCACCACCGCACAAGCTGGGGTGATGTCCGCAACACAGGTGCAGAGCCTTACAAGTTGTACCGAGGACATGGCAAGGGCAAAGCTTGCCATTTCCAACTGCAACACAAACATCGCTGCCCTAAAATCTTGGAAAACCAAATTGGGCGAAGCCAAGCAAGTCATTCAGCACTTCAAGTTGGGGGAAGTGAACAAAGTGAGTGTGGCATTTTCTGCCACGCTCCTGAACATGGTCACGGGGGAACTGAAAAGCATTGACAATGCTTTTGCCCTCCCTGCCGCCACCTCTTCGGGTGCGGGCGTGATGACCGCTGCACAAGTGCAGCAGCTCAACAAATATTATGACCACGTCTGCACCATCGACAAGGCGGTGTCCGCTGTCACAGACACCATAGCCACTTCCCTTGCTTATACAGACAGTTCGCGCATGTTAGCGGCAAGCAATGCCGCAGGTACGCAACTGTTCAGCGTCACATTGCCTATGGCTACGGCAAGTGTGCCGGGATTGACCACCACACGTGCCGTGACCGATGTGCAGAAGGCTTTGAATACGCGCGTCAAGGAGTTGGGCAATTTCTTGGAAGAGACAGCTGCGCTCAATGCCTTGCGCGACCCTTCAATTTCGGGCAATGCCGAAATCGTGGTGGCGCACCTCACGTACCAGAAGCACATGAGCATCACGCTCTTTCAGAACATCGAGAACGACTACTGCCGACAAATCATATTCAATCATGCCAAGGTGTTCCAGCGTGCCATTTACTTTACGGGCAGCGACCGCAAGACGATAAGCTATGCCGAGGACTGGGGTTGTCTGTTCCCTGACCGCATGGCATGGGACGTGAACACGAACAAGTACGTGCTCTCGCAGTTTGGCATGAAGTTCAATGCGCTTTACACGGACGCCATTCCGTTAGCCAGTGCCACAAAGGACGGTCTCATGAGCAAGGAGGATAAAAAGACATTGGACGCCACTTCAACAGACTTGGTAAACCTCTACAACATGATCATGACACTTGGCGAGCGCGTGGACGACTTGGAAAACAAGATGAAAACGATTGAAAGCAAATTGAATGCCTATTTGGGCGTCAATCATTAAACTTATAAACCCATTAAACTTATAAACTATGCCAAAGCATAAAGTCTCTATTCAGTTCTGGTCTGCCCTCGCCATGCTCGTAGGCGGCTATGCCCTTGCAGTCGCAGGGTTCATCACACCGCCCAAAGGCGAAATCTCGGACTCTGTCCTGTGGATTTTCTCACAATGTCTCATCTATGCTGGCTCAATCTTCGGAGTAAGCATCTATTATGGACGCAAGGTTACGCAGTTTGAAGGCAAGATCATGCAAACGCTTGACAAGGCTATCAAAGACGAGGAGCAGAAACTCAACTCGCAACCTCAAAAGCCCACCCAAGCGCAGCCTTAAACTCATTAAACTTATTAAACTCCTAAACTATGCGACGCATCACTGAAATTATCATTCATTGCTCTGCCACCCCCGAGGGGAAAGATTTCACAGTGGACGACATTCGTCGTTGGCACTTGGCACGCAAGTTTGCCGACATAGGTTATCACTATGTCATCTATCGTGACGGCAGCGTCCACAAGGGACGTGCCGAGAATATAGCTGGCGCCCATTGCCTGGGGCATAATGCCAATAGCATTGGCATCTGCTACATCGGTGGTGTGGCCAAGGACGGAAAAACGCCCAAGGACACACGCACTCCGCAGCAGAAGACTGCTTTGCGGCAGTTGGTGAACCAACTGAAATTTTATTATCCCCATGCAACTGTGCATGGGCACAATGAGTTTTCAAGCAAAGCTTGCCCTTCATTCAATGTACAGAAAGACCTATGAAAACCTGTCTCTTGCCCATAATCATGTGGCTGTGCCTACTCACTTCGTGCCGCAGTACGCACAAAGTCACAAGTACGAACACGTTTGCCACGGACTCCGCTGTACAGGTGCAGCGGCATCAGTGGCAAACGTCAAGCCTTGATTCGGTGTGGCGACACACCGAACTTTTGTTCGACAGCTGCATCGTGAGCTTCGGGGTTGGAGCAGAGACTCCAACTATCGAAGCTCCCCATGCGCTGCAAGGTGCTTCTAACGCGAAGGCGCAAAGGACTTCCCAGCAAAAGCCGCAATCCATTCGTATCTATGGCGCACACCTTTCGTCAAGCCGAAAGGAGAGCACCAAGACAGAGGCAAGGGAGGAAGACAGCCTCGCTGCGACTCGGCAATCTTCCGCCAACATGGTTCAGCAGAGGGAGTCCATGGCGAGACCATGGACTTCTCCTGTCAAGTTAATCTTGACCTTGGTATTTCTTGCAGCCTTAGCTGCCTTTTGGTGGTGCCATCGTCGGGACTCCGATGCTTGATTTTGTAGTGAAGCGAGACTTCACTCTATTGTCTTGTAGCTTTGCTCTGTTCCTTTTAATGGGCTAAACACCTTTTCATGCTTCAAAGGAGATTAGCCCACGTTTTAGCGGAAAGGCTTCTCAGGGTTCAAAGCCATTCCGTTCAAGCCCAATCCACCCTTTCATGCTTCAAGGGAGGTTGGGCTTCTTTCATGCGCGGACCTACTTTTCATGCTTCAAAGTCAGTCCGTCAAGCCCACATCACCTTTCTCGTACCTCGAAAGAAGATGCAGGCTCTATTGTTGGCGGACAGGCTACGTGCCTCGCCAGTCCGTTTTACCGCACAGCGTGCCTTTTTCAGGCAACAAAGCGTGTTGTCGTGCTATGGCGGACAAGTCCGCTAAAACACGACAATACACTTTTTATGCCCGTCAGCGGTCGTCTGAGTACGTGCCTTCAAGTGCCTAACACTATGGCAGATTAACATCTGCTAAAGTGTTAGGCATTTTTCGGCACGCACACAGACGGATTACCGCCCGTTCGCGGTGGCGCGGGCGGTGGTCGGTCGAGACCCCCAAGGTGTGAAATTTTCCCTTGAAAGGTGGGGATTTTGGAGGCTATCAGAGACCCCAAAATGCTTCGGGGGTGTGGTGTGGGTGTTTGGTCGGGGTGCGTTGGGGCGTTGGATAGTCAGAAACTCCCGAACCTCATGAGTATAAGGGAACTTGGAGTGTCGTTTTGTTACTTTTTGAGACCTTGAAAGGTGATTTTGAAGGCGTGGAAACTGCAAAGTGTTAGTTTTGGGTTTGGGTAGACATTGCGAAACTTTGAGGGGCATTTTAGGTAGTCAGAAACCTTGGATTTGAGCGCATTGCGAAACTTCGGGGTGCTTTGTTGGGTGAGGTGGAAACTTGGAGGGTCATTTTAGATAGTCCGAAACCTCGGATTTTGGCACATTGCGAAACTTCGGAGTGCTTTATTGGGTAGGTGGAAACTTGGCATCTATGCACATGGGAAACTTGGAGTGTGCAATCGTGGTTTTGGCGAAACTTCGGGGTGCTTTTTCGTTGTGTGTGGGTGGTGTGTGCATTGTTTGCCTTTTCTTCTTTTTCAATGTGTTCAACCTTTTCGGCATTCGTGCATTTTGGGGACTTTTGTCGGGGCGAAGGAACTCAAAGAAGGGCGTTATTTAAGATATGTTTACATATTCCGCTTTGGTGTTGGGGTGTTCGCGGTTTGACGATGTAGGGCGGTCGGGGGGTCTTCCGACGGAGGGGTTAAGGGGAAACCCCTTAACAATCCCCTAAAGACTTCTGTATCAAGGCTTTTGTTTTGCTACTACTTAACAAAACGCGGATTTCTTCAAAAATCACGCCCACATCGGGAGTGGAAAAGCCTTGATACATCGTCTTTTTTGCTTCTTTGGCGCGTGGCTAAGTTTGTGCGTATAATAACACTCAAAAAAGAAAGACTATGTCAGACATCAACGCAAATGCTACGGTCACGCTTACAGTGAACGGCAAACAGGCACAAAATATGCTCGAACAGTTGAAACGGCAAGCGAGCGACCTCGAAGATAAAATAACAAAGGCAGCAGCTGCGGGCGATAAAGTCCAGCTGAAGAAGTTCCAGCGTGAACTAAAGCAGACCCGCCGCCAGATTGGGCAGATAGAGAGTGCAACCCAAGGTGTGGAGAACGTAATGAAGCGACTTGACAAGGCATCACCCAAGGAACTCTCTCGCACGCTTCGGGAACTCAAAAAGTCTTTGAACGGCATTGAACGCGGTACGGACGAGTGGAACAAGCAGTGTGAAAGTATCAAGCGCGTAAAGGCTGAAATCGCGAATGTCAATGAGGAACTAAGGGAAACCGAAAAGGAGAATGTGGGACTTGTGGACCGCATCAATGGCTTTGTGGACAAGTGGGGCAACATCATTGCAGGGGTGGCAGCGGTCGGCACGGGACTTGTGTTGGCAGGACGCAAGGCTGTGAACGCTTTTGCGGAGATGGACGCGGAAATGGCGAATGTGCGCAAGTTCACGGGTTTAGCTGATGACGAGGTGAAGGAACTGAATGAGGACTTTAAGAAGATGGACACTCGTACAAGCCGTGAAGACTTGAACAAACTCGCAGAGGAAGCGGGGCGACTCGGAAAGTCTTCAAAAGAAGATGTCTTGGGCTTTGTCAAGGCAGCGGACCAAATCAATGTGGCATTGGACGAGTTGGGAGATGGGGCGACCTTGACGCTTTCCAAACTCACCAACATATTTGGTGATGAAGCACGCTTGGGAACGGAGCGCAGTTTGTTAGCGGTTGGTTCTGTAATCAACGACCTCTCTCAAAATTGTACGGCAAGTGCGGGCTACCTCGCTGAATTTGGCAAGCGCATGGCTGGCGTGGGTGCGCAAGCTGGTATGACCATTCCGCAAATTATGGCTTTTGCAGCGGTATTGGATAGCCAAGGTCAAGCGTGCGAGATGTCGGCAACGGCACTCTCGCAACTCATCATGAACTTATTCAAGGAGCCAAGCAAGATTGCAAAAGCTACGGGCATGGATTTGGACGAACTGAACAAGGCATTGAAACGCAGTACCAACGAGGGACTTTTGATGTTGTTGCAGCAACTAAAGAAACTCGGCAACATGGACGTGCTCGCTCCTGTTTTCAAAAACATGGGTGAGAATGGCGCCCGTGCTTCACAAGTTTTGGCGACCTTAGCCGGCAATGTGGAAATGGTGAAGTGGCAACAGGAACAAGCGACACAGTCGTTTGAAGATGCCACATCGGTAACGAATGAGTTTAATGTGCAGAACTCGACTGTCGAGGCGGAGCTGGACAAGGCAAGAAAGCGTGTCACGGAGTTGGCTATCGAATTGGGTGAGAAACTGATGCCCGTCATGAAGCACGTTATCAGCACCACGACCCTCACACTGAAGGCAATGAGCACGACAATAGACTTCCTTGCAAGAAACAAGGAAGCCATTATCGTACTGACTTCAATGGTGGTAGCTTACACTGTCGCAGTGAAAGCCAATGCAATAGCTCTTAAAGCACAAGCGGCATGGCATGCCGTGTGCAAGGGTACGGCTATCGCGTATCATGCAGTGGTGAACACACTGCAAGCTGGGCATATTGCTTTCAATTTGGTATTGGCGAAACTGCAAGGTAATTGGGCGCGTCAGTCCTCGCTTATGGTGGACTTGAAGCGAAAAGGTTTGTCTCTCGCTTCGGGTTGGGGTGTTTTGCTCGCTGCTGCTGTGGCGCTTGGCTATGGCATTTACAAGATGACTAAAAAAGTGAATGAAGCTGCCGAGGGCGAAAAGGCTTTGGCTGCTGTTCGCCTGAAAGGTCAGGAGGGAATTGTGGAGGAGAAAAACAAGATTGATGCCTTGGTTAAGGTGGCACGTAATGAGAAACTTTCTTTGGACGATCGCCAAAAGGCGGTGCAAGCACTCAATAAAATAATACCCAATTATAATGCGCAGTTGGACGCGACCACGGGTAAGTACAAGGAGAACAAGGATGCCTTGGACGCTTATTTGCTTTCTCTTACGAAAAAGTATGAGATTGAGGGGGCGAAAGATATGCTTAAAGAGATTGGCAAACAAAAGGCGCAACTCACAATGGAAATTAAACAATTGGACGAGGAAGCTGCGGAGTATGATGCCAAACAAAAGAAGGTTGAATCGGCAAGCTCGAACACGATGTATAGTTATGGTACTGCGGGCGGAACGATGGCGAGTTATAGCGGCATAGTGAATGGTTCACAAGCTGCTCTCAAACGAAGTAAAGCGGACAGCAAACGAAAGGAACTACAAAAGTTGCAAGCACGTCAGAAAGCTATTACGGACACTTATGGCGATGATCTCGGCAAACAAGCTGCCGAGGAAACCAATAAAAAGCCTGTCGTAACAAACACTGGTGGAGGTGGTGGCGGTGTGCCTGTAGTGGACGATGATAAGAAGAATAAAAAGTCGGACAAGTTCAAGGCGGAACAAGATTGGCAGAAAGAACAGAATGCGCTCAACAAGAAAGCCTACATGGAGGGTGAAAAGGATTATGAAGCTTATGTCTCTCGTATGGAGGAGATTGAGCAAGAATTTTATCAAAAAGTGCTTGCTAACAAGAAGATCACCAAGGAGGAAAAAGCCGAAGCGGAAGCGAACTTGGCGGAAGCAAAGAAAAAGCAGACTGATCGCAAAAACTCTCCCGATGATTGGAAGGCGAAAGAAGAAGCTTTGAACCGCATTGCGTATGCAAAGGGTGAGAAGGATTATGAGCAATACACCGCTCGCATGGACGAGATCAACGTGCAGTATTGGAAAAAGAAGATGGAGCGTTCTGACGTTTCTGCTAAAGACCTCTTGGAGGCGCAAGCGCAGTACCAGGAGGCAGTAAAGAAACAAGAGGAGAACGCGACTTCTGCTTCCCGTGAGCGGGAAGATAAAGCGTATAATGCGCAACTTGCAGAATTGAAGCAACGTTATATTGACGGTTTGTCTGATACCAAGACCTACGAAGATGCAGTGGAACTGCTTGAACTGGAACATCTTCGCAAAATAGTCCAACTTTATAAGAAAGGCACCAAGGAAAGGCTTGCAGCTGAAAAGGAATATCAGAACAAGGTTTTTGCCAATCAGCAGAAGATTATCCAACGTCAGCAACAAGTGAAACAGCAACTCAAAGAGGAGTACTTTGGCATGAACGCTGATGAACGTTTGACTAAGTACGATAATGATATGGCTGCTTTGGAACAGGTATATCATGCTGAAGTAAAGGCCGCGGGCGACAATGCGGCAGAGAAACTGCGCATTGAGGAAGCTTTTGAAAAGGCTAAACTTGCTTTGCGTAAGAAGTATGCCATTGATTCGATTGGTGTAACCAAGAACGGCATGGAGAAGGCAAATGATAAGTTGGCTAAATGGTTGGAGAGCGATGCCGGGCAAGCCGTGACGCAATCATTCTCCACTGTCATGAGTGGCATGGGAGAGATATTCAGTGGCGTTTCTTCTCTCGTCCAGGCGGAACTCGAGAAGGAAACTGCCGCCATCAATGCCCGCTATTCAGCGGAGATTTCTGCGGCAGAAGGTAATAACTACAAGGTGGCGAAGCTTGAAAAGGAAAAACAAGCCGCCCTTGCCAAAGCGAAGAACGAGGCGAACAAAAAGTTGTTTGCCATGCAGGTCATTCAAGCGGTGGCACAGACAGCCCAAAACGCGATCTCTGCTTATGGATCTGCCGCGGCTATTCCTGTGGTCGGTTATATCATGGCACCTATTGCAGCGGCTATGGCTATTGCTGCGGGCATGATACAGATTGCCGCGATCAAAAAGCAACAACAGGCAAGTGAAGCACAAGGATATGCGCAAGGTGGTTTCACGCCCATGGGACGTGTGGATCAAGAAGTGGGCGTAGTCCATGCCGGGGAGTGGGTGGCATCGCAAAAGTTGCTCGCTTCTCCTGTGGCTCGTCCGCTTATCAATGCGCTGGACTATGCACAAAGAACAAACACCATTGGATCCTTGCGAGCCGATGATGTTTCACGAACAATCGTAGGAACAGGTGCGGTGGCTTCGCCTTCACCGCAACCTGTTATTATTCAAGCCCCCACGGACAATGTAGCTTCGGCAGCTTTGGCACAGAGTGCAGCTGTTCTTAGCCGTTATGAGAGAACAATGTCGCAGTTGAGCAAAAGGCTGAATGAGCCTTTTGTCACCGTGAACACAGTGACCGGGGACACGGGTATCAAGCAAGCGCAAGATGAGTATGACACGCTCATGCGCAACAAATCTCCTAAATCAAGACGCAAATAAGAAGCCTTATGGAAATCATCATCAACAACCAACAAGCCGTATTGAAGGAAGGCACATCGTTTGAATTCATTGCCGAGAATAGATTGTTTACGGGAAGTGACAGCTATACGCTGACGATCACTTTCCCTTTGCGAGGGTGTGCCCAAAACATCGCGATATTTGGGCATATCCACCGCGCAGATGTGGCTAAGAATAAGGTGGTGTTCGATTGCGAAATTCGCGATCGTGACTTCTATCGGAGTGGCACCATCACCATCACGGAAATATCCGATGTAGAAGTCAAGACGCAATTCTTGGAGGGACGCAGTGAGCAAAACTTTGATGAGACATTCGACGATATTTATTTGAATGAGCTGGATTTGGGCTATCCCACAAGCCGAGTGGCGGTTGCAGGGCATTGCATGGACGAGATGCGTCCATACCCTGATAATTTCTGGATCCCGTTGCCCTGGGTGAATAACACTTCGGGGAACATTCAGAATGAAATGGTGTGGAGTGCAGACAAGAATGAATTTATTTGGCCGCATGAATCCAATGCGCAAACGGGAGCACAGGCTTTGTCGTTTCAGCCTTACTTGCTGTATATCCTTTACAGGATATGCAAGCAGGTGGGTTATTCGTGGGATTTCATGGCGTTGGAAAACTCTGCCTTTGTTAATCTCCTTATATGCAACACCTTGCCTGCGGCATGGGGTGCTTATAACTTTGCACTTGCTTTACCACATTGGACGCTGACGGAGTTCTTTGAAGAGTTGGAGAAGTTCCTGTTTGGGGATTTCACCATCAACCACAAGCAGAAAACGATTTCTTTCAAATTCTCTGATGCCATTGCCACGGAAGCAAATGAGGTTCTGTTGGACAAGGTGGTGGATAGTTATACCACCCAAGTCACACAGGAGGACAAGTCGGAATACTTGGGTAGCGTGAATGTGAAGTATGAGGACAATGGCAGTTTGCTTTGGGCGTACCATTCGTGTGATTGGTACATTCGCAAATATGGCAAGGATGCCAAGGTGTATGATAAAATGGCAGATTTGTTGGAGGCGGCAAAGTCGCTTAAAATAAGTGGGGTGTACACAAGGCAAACAAGACCGAATGCCAGCAGCACGCAGTATGTGCGTGGCTACAAATATGGCTCTGATGGACACAAATTGTTTTATGTCAAGGAGAACCGCACGTACTTTGTCATGTACTGCTACAAATCGGAGTTTGTGATGGAGGGTACTTCGGGATTTTCAGACAAGACGAAAACGAAGTGGTATCGCTATTATAATCGTTTGCTCCCCGTCAATGCCTATGGGGAACGCTTTGCGGACAAGAATGCAGAGGACTTGGAACTGAAAATTGTGCCTGCTTGGATTGAGGGGACGGGAGACAGTCACGGCAATATGCTTTTCATGAATTGTGGCGAGATGGGAAGCAGTGAGAATTGGACACTGACAGAAGATGGGAGCGGTTCTTCAAGTAGTAATCGTTCTGATCGTGTGTTTGGCAGTTCAACGTCAGCCAACACCATTGACTACGATGCAGGTGATTTGGCGCAAGGTGCGGCAAGCCGTACCATTGCCAAGGGGGAGAACAAGAACACGGACGCTTACTTTGACCAAATATATATGGGATTTTGGAACGGGGTGCAGTACTTCAAGCCGTATATGCCGCACCCTGTGGTGGATTTTGTGGAAGTCTCAGATGAGTTCCAGGCTTTCGTCACGCCTTTTTCACTTCGCTTGAATGAGGGAATGTGGGAGGAGAAACGCGAAGTGTTATACAAAATTGATGGCAAGAAAAAGTATCAGTTTTCGTTTTTGTCTGATACTTTGCCCAACCCACGTGCCTTATATTATATAAGGGGAGGCAAGTATGTTTGCGAAAAAATAACTGCGACATTCAAGGAGAGTGGAATGTCGCAGCTATTGAAAGGCACGTTTTATCGTGTTTTAGATGAAGATGAATAAAGCTTAGATGATGGCGCCTTGGAGTGCGGTGGCATGGCGCTCGATGGTGGTACGCAAAACCTTTGCGTAAATCTGTGTGGTCCGAATGTCCTCATGTCCGAGCATTCGGGCTACATTTTCGATGGGAACATCATGCGCCAAGGCGAGTGTGGCAAAACTGTGGCGGGCAACGTGGAAGGTCAAATTCTTCTTGATTCCAAGCTGTGCTTGTATCAAGTGAAGGTAATCATTTGCCTTTTGGTTGGAAATCTTGGGCAATTTGAACTCGTACTTTTTCAACACTTCCATGGCAGGGGCAAGGATAGGGGTGAAGAATTTCGTATCGGTCTTGATGCGGTTTCCATCAATGAAAACCAAATCACCCTCCTTCACCGTCATAGACTGATAGTCAAAGTTCTGCACATCGCAGAATGCAAGACCTGTATAAGCGGAGAAGATGAAGAGGTCGCGCACCCGTTCCAACTTTCCATCAAAGGGATAGTCGCGCATTTTCTTCAATTCGGTTTCGAGCAGAGGTTGGCGCTCTTTGCTCTTGCCACGGGTGACACTCACAATTTTGTAAGGATTGCGCGGTATCTCGTCCAATCGTGCCAGTTCGCCCACCCATTTCTTCAGGCGTTTGTGGTAGCCATAGATGGTGACGTCAGTACGTTCACCATTGTGCAGCCATCGGTCGAAGGCAAGAATGTTCTTGGGGGTCAAGTCGCCATACGTCTTTAGTTTGCCGTAGGTCTTGACGGCATCAATCACTACTTGCTTGTGCTTGCGCGTGCCGATTTTAATGTCCTCGGCTGCCAAGGCTTCCTCGCAGTAGGCGATGAAATCTTTTTGGGCTAATGCTTCAGCAGGAGAAATATCTTGCTTTTGCTCCTCCTCATAGAAATGCTTGTCGAAATTCTCCAAGCTAAGTTCTTCTTTAAGGAATGACATTACTGAAAGAATCTCTTCGCATCTCTTTACGAGTGCTTTGATTTCAGAAGAGTGCGCATCAACCTCCCATTTATCGGGAGTAGAATTGCCCATATTGAAATACTTG